GTATCAATAGGCCGTGATGGTGTTGTCCTTGATTTGTATGATAAGCAAGCTGCACAGGCACGTTTGTTGGCTGAATTGAATAAGCAACAACCAGATGCATTAAGTGATGCACAAGTTAGACGTGCCAAAGCTGAAGCAATATTGGCAGAAGCTAAGGCGGCTCGTGTTGATGATGATCAATCGAGTGAAGAAGTGATGTTGGCTAAGATTATGGATGCACTACAAGCAGGTGAACAAAATGATGAAGCAGAAACTAACACTTAAAAAAGCATACACACGTAAACAACGTCAGGTATTGAACATTGCCATGTCAGACGACTTCAGAACGCTGATATTAGATGGTGCTGTCCGTACTGGTAAGACGGTGGTCAATAATGATGTGTTCTTGCATGACGTGTTACGAGTTAGTCGTATTGCTAAAAGTAATGGCGATTACAGCCCACAATACATATTGGCTGGTTACTCAAGTAAGACATTGGATAACAACGTCATTAATGAGTTGACTAAGAAGTATGGTTGGGAGCCTAAGTATGACAAACACGGTAGTTTTAAGTTATTTGGTGTGAAGATTGTCGTTGCTTTTACCAATTCTGAACGTGGTGTTGGTGCTGTTCGTGGTATGACTGCCTATGGTGCTTATATCAACGAAGCATCCCTTGCTAATCGTGCTGTTTTTGATGAAATACTATCTCGTGCATCAATGCCTCATTCACACATTTTGCTAGATACCAACCCTGATTCACCAACACATTGGCTGAAAAAAGAGTATATCGATAACAAAAACCCTGAAGCAGGTATTAAGAGAGTGCATTTCGTCCTTGACGACAATACATTCTTATCTCCTGATTACGTGAAGCATCTTAAAGCTGAAACACCAACGGGGATGTACTATGACCGCAAAATATTAGGCTTATGGGTCAATGGTGAAGGCGCTGTTTATCGAGATTTTGATGAGAAAAAGCACTTCGTTACCAAAGGTGAAGTACCAGAATTAACCAATTACTTTGCTGGTGTCGATTGGGGATATGAACATTCAGGCGTTATCCAAGTGTGGGGTGAAACTGATGATCATAAATATTACTTAGTTGAAGAACATGCAGCACAACATGAAGAGATTGATTATTGGGTCGATATTGCCTTAGATGTTAAGAAACGCTATGGCGACATCCCCTTTTGGTGTGATTCAGCGAGACCTGAACACGTTGCTAGATTTATTAACGAGGATTTAGATGCACGCAATGCTGACAAAAAAATCATGAAGGGCGTGGAAGATGTCGCTAAGATGATTAAAGCCAATCGTTTATTTGTGGTTCGAGCAGCTGCTAAAGAGTTTGAGAGTGAAATCTTTGACTATGTTTGGGATGAGAAAAAGGGCGTGCCTGTTAAGGAAAACGACCACGCAATGGACACCACGCGTTACGCAATACATAACCATATCAGCGAAGATAATGAAGTTGAAATTTTTGGAGGGATTTTCTAATGGCGATAAATTTTAATAGTGATCGGTTGTCGTCTGACGAAAACCATGTCTTTTATTCTGAAAGCATTGGGGATGACTTGCCAATTGCAACCGATGTGAATGAGTTGATTAATGCTCACGCTAATCGATTGAACAATAGTTATAACCGCTTGATGAACTATTATTTGGGTAAGCATAGCATTATTCGAAAGTTGGCCAAAGCAAACGGTAAGGCGCTAGATAGAATTGGTGATCAATTTAATCAGCAACGTGGATCAGCAGATGATGATTTTTACCGTATCATGATTAGGTCTAAGCAAGCGACCAATATGGGTAATTCAACGATCAATGGCTTAATCAATATGATTGCACGTTCGTTAGACATTCAGCCAGATAAAATTCGAATTGAATCATTGCGACAATATGAAAACGGTACTCTGAATGACGGTGAGCCATTGGCAATTAGAATTAGCAATATTCCACTAGAATGGGCCCGCTCTGATTTTGAACAAAATTATATTTTGGAACGAATTAAAAATGGTGTTGCTGCTGGTGTCCGAGTAGATGAAGTGAGTTTTGTTGATAATTCTAATGCTGTGTTATCTGTTCGTGGCTTAACATCTGCTACTGTCACATACGAGGTCAAAGGAGAGGAGTAATAGATGGCAAATAAATTTACGAATTTTAAATTCACCACTGAAGGTAAAGATACCTTAACTGAAGTACTTGCTGCAAAAGGCAGTATTGATATCACACAGGTTTATACTTTTGCGACAAAGTTAACGGATACTTTGGTATTCACGCAACTTTCATCACTAGGTCCTAAGCAAATTAAGTCAGTTGGAACTGTATCAGCACAAAGCAACACGGTTGAAACTCGGTTGCAGATTGATAATGCTGATTTAACATCTGGTTACAATCTACAAGGAATCGTTCTTGTAGGGACGTTTAACAAGACTAATTTCGTGTTAGGTTATATTAACACCAATGAAGCTACCAATGTGCCAGCATTCAGTGGAAATCAGGTTCAAACAATTGCCTTAGATGTTTCTTTTGCAATTTCTGATACATCTGTTATCACGATCAACACACAAACTGCTGGAATGTTGACGGTTGCTGATTACAATGCTTTGGTTGCTTATATTAAAGACCAAGTGGCACCATTATCAGTAGATAAAAAGGTTGTTCACTTAACTAACAATGAAATCATTGATGGTATTAAGACATTCAAGCAAAAAATTACTGGTTCTATATCGGGCAATGCCAATACAGTTGATTACATTAATATTCACCAAATTACTGCAAATATTGATTTAAATACTCTGACTACAAATGGTAACTATTTATCGACTTTAGAGACGAAGACTACCAGCAATAAGCCAGGTGGAACATCAGAACAGTACACGCTTATTTCCACCGGTAATATTCAAGTATTTAACGATATAAAGACGGATAAAACATATATACGTAATTACATTAAATCTGATACATTTACATCTTGGAAGGTTGTTATTGAAGACATTGATCAAACATTAAATGCACAATTTAATTTCACTAAAGTGCCAACTGTTAATAGTAAGCCAGTGGCAATTCAGGCTGATTTACAAACTGAAACCACTAATCGTACTAATGCAGATAAGACTATTAACAATTCTCTAACAACAGAAGTTTCTGACCGTAAAAGTGGGGACGCTATAAATGCAAATGCTATTCAAGCTGAAGCTACCGCACGTTCGCAAGCGGATAGTTCAGCCACTGCTTCCCTTAATACTGAAAAAACAACACGTTCAGCTGCAGATACAAGTCTTTCAAATAATTTAGCCTCAGAGGCAAGTTCTAGATCAGCTGCAGATGTAGGGCTAACCAATCAATTTAATACCGTGAATAGTGGATTGAACAGTGAAAGTGTGGCTCGTTCATCTGCAGATGCAACTCTAACAAAAGCAGTTAGTGATACCCAAAAACAAGTGCAAACTGAAACTACTAATCGTACTAATGCAGATAACAAAATTGATAGTGCTGCAGTTCATAAGACTGGTAATGAGTCTATATCAGGCGTTAAAACATTTTCAGATACCGCAAAATTTAGTAAACAAATTGAAGGAGCTTTTTCGAATAGAACTGCTCCATTTAGTGAGTTAAGTGATTTAATTACTAAAATGGCAACATATGCAGGTCAGTGGAGAATTTATACTGGTCAAGTGAGTGGGCTGCCAATTGGTGATAACCAGTGGGGAGTTATGGAGGTGATTCCATATAATAATTCTGAAGATGGTGGCCTTTTATTGCTTTATGGATTAAAAACTATGGATGCTTATATAGGCTACACATCAGGCAGTACTGTTCAATGGGAAAAGATTGCTAATGATGCGGAATTAGTCCATTTATCTGGAAATGAGACATTGGCTGGTACCAAAACTTTCAGTTCCGCTATTAATGGTAATTTATCAGGAAACGCAAGCACGGCTGATAAATTACGTACTGCTCGTACAATTGGTGGTGTTAGTTTCGATGGTGGCAGTAACATTAATCTTCCAGGCGTTAATACGCAAGGTAATCAAAATACAACTGGTAACGCAGCATCAGCAACTAAATTGCAAACGGCTCGTAAAGTGAATGGAACTGCATTTGATGGAACAAAAGATATCAGTGTAAATGCAGCAAATGATAGTAACCTTGTTCACCAATCTGGCAATGAATCAATTTCTGGTTATAAGACGTTCAACAATACTTTGACTGTTAATGGTATTTCAAAAGCTAATTATTTTTATAAAGAGGTAACTTCTACAGATGAGACTGCAATACTTGAATTTGAAGATTCAAGCGGCGACTCAACGATTGTCAGAAGAATGGGTTCATATTATGCACAAGATAGTTATGGTGCAGGTATCGCATTAAGTTCGGGTGGATTAACAGTTATAGGTGGTGGTGAATCTCCATTTAATGTTATTAATAAAATTAAAGATGGAACCATAGATTCAACTGCTATTCCATCCGTGAACCCTGGTTCTGAAGACATGATTGTGGCATCTGACCAATCTATTTATTTCTTACCTAACTTTCAAAATAATAATAGTTATAATGCAATGTGGCGTATGACACAGGGTGGATATTTACAAAACTATAATGGGAAAAGTTGGGTAAATGTATTACCTAGCAATAGTGGCCTTGTTGCGCAAGATTCAGCTGTAGTTCATAACTCGGGTAATGAGAATATAACAGGCACTAAAACATTTAGTTCAACTATTAGTGGTAGCGTGTCAGGAAATGCCGGGTCTGCAAATAAATTGACTACAGCACGTAAAATAAATGGTGTTAACTTTAATGGAACGGGAGATATCAACGTCAAAGCCTCAAATGATTCAGATATCGTCCACAAATCTAGTAACGAGACTATTGGCGGTAACAATACATTTTCTGGAAGCACAACATTTAAAAATAATGTCGTCTTGCAAGGCAATGTATCAAGTCGTAGTAATGCTACATCTGCTAGTATTAAATATCAATCCGTCATTGTTGAATTCTATGAAACAGCTGTTGGCGTACAGGTATCGATACATGGTGCGTTTGACAATTTAACTGCAAAAGGTCGAGCTACATACCTTAAAATTGGTAACATTCCTAGCAATATTACTAATCCAGGTATTATAACTTATGCTTCATCTGCATCATCTTCTGGTGTAGATAAAGTGACAAATAACACTGGAGTACATGTTGACTTCGTGTTCGATACAAATGGTGAAGTTGGCATTTACGCCGGTCATACATTAACTAATAAGACTGATGCATTTAACAATTTATGGACCGAGCCAAGAGCTTCGACGTATTGGATCAAGTAACATGAAAGGAACATTTAATTTGATGATTAAACATATTATAAAAAATAGATTCTGGATAATAACCGGTGCTGAGCTGATAACCGTTGCGTTTATGTTTAGTATCGGTTTTTCTGTATTGGATGTCCATATTCCAGCATCATTTCAATTGGTGGCGCAACCTAGCTTTCGTTTAATAGTTATAGCAATTGGTGTAGTAATGATTGTGCAATCAATTTGGGACATCAATTGGTACTATATTCGGGAAATAACACGATTAGCTGCAGCGGGCGTCGTGGGCATGATGATGAGTGCATTTTTGTTGAGCGATCTGAACACACTTCACATTACATTGGTTCCGCTTGGTTTGATGTTTCTATTAGTCAGAATACTGATTGATTTGTTGACTGACAATACATTGTTTAAAGTACGGAGGTAGGTTAATGAGTCAAGCTACTTGGACAGCTTTATTGGGATTTCTTTCCGCCTCAGTGGCTGGAGTGTTGGCCATTTGGAAAATGAATGTCGCTAAAACTGTCTCAGCTGATAAAGATTTTATTACGATGTATAACGAGTTGATGAAATCAAACAATAAGCTGATTGAACAAAATGCTGAACTAACAGCAGAATTGCAAAAAGCACATGCATCTATTGAAAAATTGACGCAACGCATTAAAGAATTGGAGGATAAGTTAGAAAATGAACATTAATCATATTAGTGAATGGGTGTTAGCTCTTTGGAGCACGGGAGTATTAACGGCAGTTGCACACGCAGCAAGCCGTTTTTTTGTTTCCCATACGAAAAATAAAAATTTGTTACTATTGAACGAGTGGGCAATGCAGGCGGTGCAATATGCAGAAACACATTTACAAGGATCAGCAGAAAAGAAACAATCTGCTTTGAACTTCTTAACTAACAAACTGAATGCTAATAAGCTAGGATTAAAATTTGATAGTAAGCAATTGGATGCAGTAATTGAATTGGCAGTTTCAACATTACATGGAGGTAAGACTAATGACTAAATTTGAATTTAATGATGTGGCAAATTATCAACCCGATACATTGGCTTACTTCCAAGGATTGAAAGCTAAGGGCTCTGGTGCAGCAATTGTCAAAATTACACAGGGGACAGGCTACATTAACCCTAAAGCAACTAATCAAGTGAATCACGCTGATCAAGCAGGACTAAAAACTGCCGGTTATCATTACGCAATGTTTGGTGGCAATGTTGCAAATGCTCATGCTGAAGCTAAGTATTTCCTTACACAAGCAAAGGCACGACTAGCTAAGGGCTCAATCTTAGCATTAGATTATGAAGATGCTGCCACAACCGGTACCAATAAGAACGCCAATGCCAATGCAATTATTGCTTTTATGCAAGACGTTAAGAATGCTGGCTTTATTCCATGGTTCTACACTGGTAAGTACTTCATCAATGAACATGTTAACCATACTGCTGTTAATAAAGCATTTCCTAATGTAACTTGGATAGCTGGTTATCCTGGCACGTCATATCCAGATTTTAACTACTTTCCATCAGTAGACGGGGTGATTGCTTGGCAATACACTAACAATTGGAAGTCATTAGGACTGGACGGTTCAACATTGCTGCTTGATTGGTCAGAAAAAACTGTTCAGGCGCAAGCGACTACAAAACCAGGTACTAAGCCAACTGTGAACCAGCCCGATCAGGTCTTACATGTTGGTGAGCATTTCAAGGGTCGTCCTGCATATCGAGTAGATGCCATGAAATATGTCAATGGTATGTGGCAGGTTGTTAACTATGAACTTGCTGGCGGTAAGGATATCAATTGGATCACTAATGGACTAGGCGTTGCATCAGTCGATAAGGTCGACAAGGATGGTAAGAAAACTGCTAGTCAAAAATTGGCAGTTGGCGATTACTTCCGACTACATTCTGATCGGATTGAAGTACTTGGTGTTGATAAGAACGGTATTGCATTTGGCACACGTTATGGCAACGTGTGGGAGGATGCAGGAACATTAACTGAAGTTAAGTAG